ACTCATATAAAACTGATTTTAATTAAATATATGACTAAAAATTTTTTTAGTAAATAATACAATAAAAAAAACCACCCATAAGAGTGGTTTTTAAATTTTATATAGATTATTTACTAATAGTCAGCTCCAGTTCCATCCTTAAATTTAGAATTTACAGAAAATCTTTGATTAAAAGCCTTTAATATTTCGCCCAAATTACGATTAGCGATAGCCTTATCTAAAACACCTAAACCTATATAAGGGTCAACTATATCAGCAATATTTTTAATTATAGCTTTTAACGCATCTTCATTCTTGTTCAAATCCTTTTCATTATTTTCTTTTATTGACATATGATTGTCACCAAAACCAATTTGTGTTTCATCAACTCCATCTAACGATTCATTGACAATACCTTTTGATTCTAAGTATCTATTCTCAATTATTAAGTTAATTTTCCTAAGGTTTTTTAATTTATCTGATTTTCTCATATTAATTTTTATTATAAATATTTTAAACATAAAAAAACACTCGTTAAAGTAGTTTTTTTATCTTTTATTTTAATTTTCATTTTTACCAGAAGGATTATGTTCAATGAATTCACTCATTTTTTTAAATACTTCCTCTCCGTTGTCTACTCCCGTTCTAACATCTATCATATCATGATAATCATTAATAAACATCTTATTTTTTTGTGGGCCGTCTTTATCTAAATAATAAATAACTTGACCACCAACAGCCTTCCTATTCTCACCCTCACGCTTATCCAATCCAAAAAAATACTTAATAGAATTTTTAGATTCGTCTATATTTTTTAATTCACCAACATTATACGCACCATCCTTAAGAAGAAATGTTATAAATTCTAAATCAGTAAATTTATATTCTTCATTTAAATGTTCAAAATTTTTATAATCTTCATATAATCTTACAAGTTCGGAATATTTTTCAATCATTTTTGCATGTCTATCTGGGTAATCATTTTTCAACCTAGCTAACAAGTCTCCAACACCACTTTTATTATACGGTGTACCGTTTTTTATTTTTTCAAATGCGTCATTTATCAATCCAATCAAAACATCTTCAGTTGTTTGGTTTTCAGTAACAAAACCTTTAGATTTAAGGTACCTTTGTTCCGTTAATAAATTAACCCTAGCTAAATTCTTTTGTTTATCAAATCTTCTCATATTAATTTTTATTATAAATATCTTTATTAAATGAAAAAACCACTCTCTAGAGTGGTTTTTATATTTAATATTTTATTATATACCTAATTCATGTTTCAATCTACTAATAACTTCATCTGGATTATTATTTATATCTGTTTTCCAAAATCTTAATAATTTAATATTGTTATCACTAGCAATTTTATTTTTTATAATATCATTATTAACTGTTTTAATTTAAATTGGATATATTGGTGCGTCGTCTAACTGAATATAACGTTTCGAATTATATATCACATTCTTCACAAACTACCATTAAATACACTAAATAAATCTTTATAAGCCAAGCTTTTGATAAAGCTTTTTAATAAATTAAAATAATAATATAGCTCTATCGAATCTCATAGTAGCTGTTATTTCAGCAATACCATCATCATCCATAGATAAGTCACCGAATCCAACATTTGTTAACATTGTACCATCTAATAACCATTTTTCAATAACAACTCCAGTAGGGTCAAGCATTTCTAATTCAACTGGACGTTTATAACCAGCAGCATAACCTTGACGACCTGTAATTGATTCTGAATGTAAACGAACCCACTCCATTATAGCTTGTGCAGCAGAAGGACCAATAGGGTCTCTAAAGGTTACATCGATAGTTTCCCAAGTAAACCTACCTATTACCCATGTAGAAGTGTTTAAGAAAGGAATCTCAACTTCATTTTGTGTTATTGAAGGTCTAGATGCGGAAGACAACCACCATTGTTGGATACCTAAATCTGCTGGAAAAGTAATTAGCCAACGATTCTTCTTCTTAGGTTCGTATGGTAAGGGCATTTTCATTAATAAATCTGACATATCTTATTGTTTTTTAAAAATTAATTAGTACCTTAGCACTAATTATTGTTATGTGTTTATTATAAATATCACAATATATAAAAAAATAAGAATTTATTATGAAAATAACTAAAAATAAATATAATACTGAATCATTTATTAAAATTTGTGAAGAAATTCATAATAAAGAATATAATTACGATAAGTTAATATATTTAGATATTAATACAAAAATAATTATAACATGTGTTAAACATGGTGATTTTAAACAATCACCTAATAATCATATACATGGCCAAGGTTGTCCTATTTGTGGTAAATCAAAAAGTAAAAAAAATTCAACAACTGATGAATTTATAAATAAAGCTAAAATTATTCACGGTAATAAATATGATTATTCCAAAGTTAAGTATTCCGACAGTAAAACAAAAGTTAAAATAATATGTTTAGAACATGGTGAGTTTGAGCAAATACCCAGCGGTCACCTTAGAGGTAAGGGTTGTGTAAAATGTGGTAAAAAATCAGCTAAAGAAAAACTAAGTAATAGTGTTGGATTTTTAGTTGAAAAAGCTGGTGAGGTTCATAATAATAAATATGATTATTCATCAGTAAATTACGTTAATGCACACACCAAAATAATAATAAAATGTCCGACACATGGTGAATTTACACAATTACCTTACGACCATTTAAGTGGTCATGGGTGTAATAAATGTGCATCATCTATATCTAGTTATGAGGTTGAGATTAATGAATTCATAAACTCACTAGACGTTTCAACTATTACTTCATCAATGTCTATAATAAAACCACAACAATTAGATATTTTCATACCTTTACATAAAATAGCAATTGAATTCAATGGATTATATTGGCATTCTGAGAATTTTATTGATAAAAATTATCATTTAAATAAAACTAAAGCATGTGAAGATATAGGAATTCAATTGATACATATATTTGAAGATGAATGGGTAAATAAAAAAGATGTTGTTAAATCTAGATTGAGAAACTTACTAGGTGTGACCGAATATAAAATATATGGTCGTAAGTGTTCGATAAAGGAGATAACTAATAATATCTCTAGAATTTTTTTAGATAAAAACCATTTACAAGGATTCACCAATTCAACAGTTAAATTAGGTCTATTCCACGAGGAAGAGTTAGTTAGTGTTATGTTATTTAATAAACCTAGAATCGGTATAGGACAAGACTATGATGGGTATGAATTAACTAGATTTGCTAGTAAATTAAACACTAGCGTTATTGGTGGTGCCGATAAATTACTTAAATATTTCGTTAAAAATACTAAACCAAAAAAAATAGTTAGTTATGCTGATAAAAGATGGTCAAATGGTGATTTATATGAAAAATTAGGTTTTAAATTAACACATGAGAATAAACCTAATTATTGGTATGTTTTAGGTAAAACTAGAAAACATAGATTCAATTATCGAAAAAATGCATTAAAAGAAAAAGGTATTGATATAACAAATAAAACTGAACATGAAATAATGTTAAATCTTGGCATATACCGTATATATGATTGTGGAACCCTATCATATACTTTAGACTTAAGATTTACTTATCCTTAAGTATTTTATTAGCTATATCTAACATATCTAAACTATAACCTAAATTATTTTCTTTTGAATATCTATTGAAATTATCAGCTATAATATCAGTTTTATATAATAATTTATTAGACGCATCATCCATACCTTTATTAGTTAAAGACTCAATAAACTCTTTTATTTTTTCAGAATCCTCCAACGCATTCTTGATTGCACCCATAGTAGATTTACTCTTAACTGCATTGTTTGCTATATTCTCATTTTGACCAGTCAACTTTATATCCATTACTTTTGCGAGACCTAATAAAATATCATCTGAGTTTTCAAATAATAATATAGACTTATATTGATTTTCCGTTATAATTAACTTTATCATTTTCTTTTACTAATAAATATCTATTAAAACAAAAAAAACCCTCGAAAATTCGAAGGTTTAATTTTTTAAGTTTATATTTTTTTAGACATTATCAAATGAAGCACCAGTATTCATTATTATAAGCTCGAATCTCATAGAACCACAATCCCAAATTCTATCATAACCTTTTAACTCCATTATCTCCTTTTCACTTAATCTAACATCATAACCATCTTTAACCAAAACATCTTTTCTATAATTAAATCTATGATATCTATTATTAAACTCACCCACCTTAAGGTACCAATAATTTGGTAAGGTATTACCAATGTACTTAAAACCATTTTTATTATACACAGTATTCATTGGGTCTATACCAGACCATCTTATGTCAGCATACGTTGTTATTTTATATGGTTTATAATCAGTGATGAAATTCTTTAATAACTTAGAAAACCCACCAATAACGGTAGTATTAATTTTATTAACGAACCTAATTAATTCAAAAACATTCTCAGTCGTCTTATTATGACCTAAAACTTTACGTTCTTTACCAAAAGTCATTAAACTAACTAATTCCCCATCATAATATAAACCTAATCTTATTTTATCAACGCAATTACCTTGAATATGATTATCATCTAAAAATTTAGAGCTATCAACCTTATTAACTAATCTAATAATACATTTCCTACCATATATCTTATTAGTATTTAATTTCAATAAATTACCTAATCTAGATAAAACTATATCCTTTTTATATAGTATTTCATCTTCAAATATATGAATAAGTTTAATACCCTTAGAATTAGCTAAATTAGTCTTGTTTAAATGATATTTCTTATCTTTCTGACCATATTTTTCACTATGATAATAATTACCATTAATCTCTAAACCTAAACCATTATCACTTAATAATAAATCAATTTCTTTACCATCTAATACAGTTCTATCATTATCTATATGTTTGATATTATTTTCATTAATGAAATCCCTAATACCTTCTTCTAATTTTGAATTTTTAACTAATGGGTTACATTTACGACATATAGGTATCTTTCCAGAACCTAAAACTGTACTTGTAAATATATTATCACACTTTAAACACTTGAAATTATACGGTAATGATGTAGAACCATTCTTATTAACAGAATACTCATCCAATAATTCTAAAAAATTAAGATTAAGTTTAGGTAATAGATTATTAATCTGTTTAATTCTTAATGTCTCTTTAAGATTATCAACAAATTCAGTTTTAAACATAGGGTTAGTAACACCATGTACATCTAATAATAAATTTTTAACATTACCCTTAAACTCATCAGTCTTGAATATTGAGTCAACACCATAATTGTCAATCAATTTATTTTTACTAGCAAGTATTCTAGTGTGTTTATTTTCATCAAGTGAGTTCCACTTTTTCCGACAAATATCAGAACATAACAGTTTATTATGTTTTTTCCTTTCCGTAAATTCAGTCTCACAAATTAAACACTTTCTAACTTCCCTCAATTCTGAATCAAATTTCCTACCTATTGTTTTATTTTTCCTAGCATGTTCAAAATAACACGTCCTATTACAAAATTTCTTATCTCGGTGCTTAAACTCAACCTCAAAATCACCACCACAATTAGTACATATCAATTCTATCTTCATAAAGTATTATCTTTTTTTAAGTAACTAACGCTACACACATAAATATATACAAATGTACTAAAAAAGAAAAAGGATGCAAATAAATTACATCCTTTTTTCTTTAAAAATTAATTACTTATTTTTTTTAGACATTATCAAATGAAGCACCAGTATTCATTATCACAAATTCTAATTGAATAAATTCTAATGCTCTTGTTGGTTTCAAGAAGATTTGACCAGTTAATTGGTTTCTATCTAAATCTTCTGGGTCGCTTGAAAGAACCACACGGAAATCTGTTAAACCTCTTTGACTTCTAATGTTATCTAATATTGGGTTTACAAGTGCTAAAAATTGATTTCTCACTGCCGAATCATTTTGTTCAAATAATAATCTGATTGAAACTGCAGAAATTAATTTTCTTGCTTGTAATAGTAAACGTCTAACGTTAATTCTATTAAGAGCAGTACCTTTAACTTGAAGTGTTTTATTACCCCAAATCTTAACACCATCCGTTGTGAATGTAGCGATTGGATTGATTCTAGCTTCATATAAAGTATCTCTCTCACCTAAAGTAAGTACCTTTCTTGCTTGAATCGCATCAACATCACCTCTCTGTATACCAGCTACTGCGAACCAAGGGAATGAAATATTATCTGTTAATGCTATATTTCTAACTACGTCACGTGTAGGTGGCATGTATATATATACATTATTTTCAGTATCATTTACTTGAATCCATGGCCAGTAAGTACAAGAGTAATTACTATCATATAATCCATCTAAAGCATCAGAGATATCTTCAGCTGTTCTTAAATCACCACCACCATCAGTATCAGGGGTAGTCATTATATATAATGAATCTGCTCTATCTTGTTCAATCATTTCGATAGCAGCTTCAATTAAGTTAGAGTTATCGACATTATCAATACCTGGTGTTGCAAATATATTAATATTTGTAGCTTCTGGATTTCTAAATGTCCAAATAGCTTCTAAATAAGCGTAGTAATCAGAATTAATACCTATATCACCGTTTGTTAAAGTTTTATTTGAGAACGCACCACTTAATAAACCATCAGCACCACTAGCACCATTTATTAAAAATGAATCTAAATTACTTCTTCTGCTTCTATAAATATCCCATCCATCAAATCCACCATAAGGTGCGAATGTAAATTTACGTGCATATACTTTTTCATATGGTCCACCAACAACACCAGCTTCAGTTCTGAAAGTATCATTACCAACGTCAAATGAATAATTTTGGGAACCAGATACACCATCAATAGTTGCACCAAAAGCATCGATATCCATGTGGAATCCACTTGTCATTCCAGTCCAGAAATCAGACGCACCATCAGAAGGTTTACCTTTATAATCAAAGAAATCAGAATCAATTCCTACACTGTCAGACAAACCTAAATATACTTTACGTTTATTTTCAAAAGTACTATATTCTGTTTTGTATGTTAATTTAGGGTCAACAACATTAGTGTTATTATTTGCTTGATAATCTCTTACTGGAACTCCAAGGAACCCAGATGGGAAAGCATCAGAAATATTAGAAGTATCGTCTAATTCAATTAATACGAATGAAGATTTTGATGGATATTCACCATCTAAAGTACCAATACGTCTAGAGATAAAATTATTTGATGTTGGGTTTAAATTACATTTAGAGAATGACTCCAACACTACTGGTTGTACATCTGTATCTGAGTAAGACCTAACTACTACATCAAATTCTTTAGTATCTAATTTAATATTTCTGATTGATATTTTGAATTGCTCATTTGCAGTATTACCATCAGATATTGTCCAAAATCTAAATAATTTCAACACTTTAGTACCACGTAATTCAGAAATAACATAAGGTGTTACCGCTGGTTGATATTGTGTTAAATAATCATCGTATTTTTCACCATAATTAACAGTTGCTTGATTAATACCTCTAACTTTGTTATCAGAGACAAATGATTCAAACATTTTACGATAGAATTCCTCAACATATAATGTAGTGCTACCATCTTGCGCTCCTCTACCTAACGCTCTTGGTAAATAATTTTGTTTTGTTTTATCTAAAGATAATTGGTAATTAAAATTACCCTGAGTTCTTGAAGCACCAGTTAATCCAAAGTTACCATTAACATCACTTATAGAACCAGTTAAAGATGGGTCAAATACAACACCAGTTGTACCAGTTACTTCAAATAAAGGTAATTGTGATGCCGTATCTACAGAAGCTCTAGAACGTAATAAAGCAACTACTTTATTTTCTACATCTGAATAACCAGAACCAGAACAATTAATTGACGTACCAGAAGTTGTACCAGTAATAAAGTTACCAGTTACATCATTACCAGTAGCCGTTACATATAAATTAGCTGATAAACCACTAAATACATCACCAGACTTACGGAATGTTAAAGATATAGCTAAAGTAGCGCCAGTTGGTAAAGTTGATAATATAGCTAAAGAGCCAGTTAAAGCTCCGTCATTAATTAATGCTTGCATAAGCGCATCACTACTAACAAGAGTAACGTTTGTGTTTGTAGATGTTGCAGTATATGAAATTAATTGATTAATATTAGTTGTTGATGTAACACCAGTTGTTGAAGAATCCAAAGCAGCGTCCAAAGTAAGTGCCCACCCTTTACCAGCATGGAACCCAGAAAAACCTAATACCCTTGTTACGAATAATTGGTTAGATTGTGATAAATATGAATTAGCAATATATGGTAACTCATATTTTGGCGCTCCATTATCCTTTATTTTAGTGGCATTTTGACCACCAAAGAAAGACTTAAATTCACCGTAGTTACCTACGAATATTGGCTGGAACGCTGGTCCCATAGTTGTTTCACCAACTAACCCCAATGTTGTAACGCCAATTTGACGTGTTATGAACGATAAGTCTCTTTCTGAAGTAAACACTCCTGGACTTACAAATACTCTATTCGGCATAGTTTTCTCTTTTTTTTGTTTTATGTTATTTACTTTATAGTTTTCTTTATTATAAATATTAACAATAATCCAAAAGTAATGTCTTAAAACAAAATATATCTTTTTAAGTATGAATTTAATCATACTTTTATCATACTTATAATAAAAATAGATATGAAACGTGATAAAAACTTAAAAATTACCCCACAATCACACACATTACTAAAAGAGTATTGTGAAAAAAATGGTCTTAAAATGTTTGCTTATGTTGAAAAATTAATTAGAGAGTCGTGTACCCCAAAAAAAGACTTATATGGTGAAGACTAATTATTTTCTTTTTTTGAAGTAAATTTTATCTAATTTTATTTTTGCTTCATAATAATGAAAAGCATCCACAGCGTGTGATTTTTGATTAAATACGAAGTTAAGAAACCGACTAAACTTTATACCAAACTTATTTAAATCTCCAGATAATTCTAATTTACCCACAGTAGCAGAAACTGTTATATTTTTTTCACTAAACATAGTATCCTCTTTAGCAGTTACAATATCTTCTATTATCTCACCATTCACGTTCCAACTCATATCTAAACCCACAGCTGATTCAAATAGAATGTGACCTACACTAGCTGCAAAACCATCTATTAATCGCCACCAAAAAATAAAGAAAGCGCTAATTTTTTTTAAGGTTACTGTTAACCATATTGAATAAATTAACGAAAATAACACACCTAATGTCCACATAAGGACGGTAACCAAAATAGCCATAATTAAGGTTATTAACCCATTTAATAATTCTTTCATAATTCTTTTATAATTAATTTTTATTAACTGTTTGGATTGGATAATATTGTAATACTTCCTAAATCCTCAACTTTTATTTTTAGAGATTGTGGCAAATCTGAAACTGAAAACACCCCAGCTTGTTGAGAAGAGGCACGAATAAACGCAGAAGCAAAATCCGAACACGCAACAAAATAACGAGTATGTGTATTTCCAGCCGTTAAGCCAGTTAAAATAAATTCTGCAGAATATCCGTTACTCGCCCCATCATCATCACCATTCACTCTGAACCAACCGTTAGTTGGTGTTGTTGTTGCTGTTGATAAGTTATGCAAACCAATTCTTAAATTAGTAGCTGAATTCGTCAGTATAGCGTCGAAATCCATTTTAATAGATACTTTACCACTCTCTGGTGCGATAAATACTACCTTAGCAAATCTATTTGTTCCATCGCTATTTAAGTTAATCGCCGTTGCTGTTAAAGACGTTACAACTGTATGTGTTACCAAAGTTGTCGCTCTTAATTCAGTCATTGCAATTAACGCAGAACTACCAGCACCATTACTAGAACTAAATCCAGACACACTAAATGTACCACCAGTATTATTGGTAAATGTCGCAGTAGTTGTACCACTTGAATACGTACCACCAGTCAATATAATATCTATAGGTAAATTTAAATATGTTGTAGCTGATATTGTTGTTGCTGTTAACCCATTAGTAAAATTAGTTGGACCATTTACAGTTCCGCCAGTAAACGAACCACCACCACCACCACTACCAAACCCAGACACACTAAATGTACCACCAGTATTATTCGTGAAAATTGCTGTCCCAGCATTATATGTACCACCAGTTATAGTCACATCGATAGGTAAACCTAAATAAGTTGTTGCTGAAACACTCATAATAGCTAGGTTACCTTGAATCTTTTCTGCGTTTATATTTTTATTTTCTGACATTTTATATTATTGGTGTGTTAGTGTTGTTATTATTGTCATTATAACCTATTGGTTCGGCTTCGTAAAAATTCCACCCATCAATCGGAAATGTTAAATCATTTAAATTGTTTAAATTTATATCATATGTTGGCGATGATACACCTAACGGGGCATATAACCAACCTTCTTCTGTGTTTTTATAAAATCCGACCATAATTTATAGTTTTAAAATAGTAAAGTGTAACCCTTATTAGTACAAATAAGTCTATCACTAGGTGATAAACTTATACTACCTGGTGTTAGAGTTACGTTTATTGTTTGTGCACCACTCGCTGTGCTTAGATTATTGAATACGTTTATTATTTCATTATACCCCATATTTGAATTAGCGAAATTAAATCCTCTAGTTGAATTTATTGGTTCGAATTTATTTAAAAAAATATTAGAAACTAACATAGATGTTGTAATTGTTACTGCTGACATTTGAAGTGCTGGGACTTTTTGTAACTCAGTACAATCTTGAAACATAAACCCCATATTAATCACCTTAGAAGTATTTAATAATGGTATTTCTTGTAACTTAAAACATCCACTGAACATATGCTCCATATTAGTTGCTTGAATTGTGTTATATACAGGTACAGTAAGTAATTCTCTATTTTGGTGATGCATAGCACTAAAATTAGTGCAGGCACTTGTCGTTATTATTGAACCAATATTCTTTAGTTTAAATGCAAAAATAAATAACCAAAGCACACTAGGTGTCGAAGATAAATTTAAGCTACCTATAGTTTCTAAATTATTACAAGATTGAAACATATGTGTAGTTGATGTTGCCGCTGAAAAACTCATTGAAGGAAACGAGGTGAGGTTAGTGCAACCATTAAACATATGACTACAGTTAGTTACTTTATTAAAGTTTAAATCAAAATCTATAGTCTGTAAATTAGTACAATTTTGAAACATATATGTAGAATTAGTAACATTACTAAAATTTAAAACGGGCACCTTCACTAACGAGGCAGCACCAGTAAACATGTAACTCATATTAGTCACGTTAGACGTGTTTATTTGTGGTATATCTGTTAGTGACGAACATAAACCAAATGCATAATCTAAAGTAGTCACGCCACTCATGTTAAATAAAGGTATCGTTTTTAATTTAGTCGCACCATAGAACGCATAATTAAAGTTAATACCAGTAACTTTACTCGTATCAAATAGTGGTATTGTAGTTATTTTAGACTCCCTAAACATACCTCCAGCATTTAACAATTTAGGTGTGTTAAATGCTGGGACTGTATCCAATCTAGTTGTTAGATAAAACATATTAGTCATATTTGTGACATTACTTGTATCAAATAATTCTAATTTTTTAATTCCACTAGATTGGAATGTTGATACCATAGAAGTAACATTAGATGTGTTAATTGATGGAATTACAACTAAATTAGTTGTTAATGCAAAAACACTACTAAATAGTATTGTATTAGTAAAATTGATATATGGTATAGTTTTAATCTTAGTACAACCATTAAACATTAAATCCATATTAGTACACAATGGGCCAAAATTCCAAGTAGATGCGTCGGGTATTTCTCTTAATTCAGTACAATTTTGAAACATAGCATGAAGACCAAGCGATGTATTCACAAATGAAGAAACATCTAAAGATGTTATTTTTTGTAATGATGTCGCCCAAACGCTAAAAAAACTTTGAAAGGATGGAAATCTATTTGTACCTACCCATTCAAACCTACCCAACAATGGTGCTGAAGATGTGGTAAATGTCGTTAATAATGGTGCTGACAATTTTATCTCCAACCAATGTTTTCTATAGCTAGTATTTCTTACAGAAGTATGATTAACGTTCATATTAAAAGTAGTAAACGTTGCACCACTTTGAGGGTAAACTTTAACAATCGCTTGACGATATCCAGCAGTTGAAAAGCTTGACGAGGAAACCCCAGACCAATGAATTATAGTTTCAGCTTTTGTATTAGCGCTATAATTAACTGGAATACCATCACCCCACTCTACAGTATAGTTACCAGAACAATTAAGCGCTAAATGATTATTTGTATTTTCATATATTGCGGCCAATAAATATACGACAGTATCACCACTACTAATACTAGGTAATTCCAACCAATCAGTAGGTAACGTTAAAGGTAATGGTGTTGTATCATAATCAACAATTGTTTGTGCTGTTACTAACCTATTTTTATGTAATAATAATCGTCCCATGTTTTATCCTCTAATTAATCTTATCCAAACGTTATCGTCAACAGCTGTAAAAAAATAGTTTGAGTTATAATAGCTTTGACCTTGATATGTATTGGTTATTGATGCTCCAGTATATTGTCCATTAATATCCCAATTAGTTGCACCACTTAACAATATAACAGCTGTACCACCAGTTATAAATGACTCAATCATTGGGATTTCACTTATCATACCACCAGATAATGATGATGAACCCAAAAGAGCTGCTTGAGTCATTTGCTGCATTTTATCATACGAAACAACATTCGGTTGAATTGTTGTTGACCCTAGATTATTTATTGTGATATCACCAGTCATCGCTCTTGATACCGCAGTCGTTCCAGAGCCAACAAATATTTGTCCATTAGCCAACGGTTTTTCAGTTAAAAAACCACTTACACTAAATGTACCACCAGTATTATTTGTAAATATAGTCGTACCAGCGTTATATGTACCACCAGTCACCCTAGTATCTATACTTATAGGTAAGTTTTGATATGTAGTAGCTGATATAGTAGTACTTGTGATTAATCCATTAACCGTTAATCCAGTCATTGTATTAAATAACGTATTTATTGTACCACCAGTACTATTTGTTAAAGTGATAACATTGTTACCATTAGTCACTCCAGTAATAACAACTGTTGATGGTAAGTTTTGATATGTAGTGGCTGACATCGTAGTACTTCTAACCAACCCATTAACTGTCAAGCCAGTCATTGTATTAAACAAAGTATTTATTGTACCACCAGTACTATTTGTTAACGTAATGTTATTATTACCATTAGTTACCCCAGTAATAACAACTGTGGATTGTAATGGTAAATTTTGGTACGTTGTAGCGGATATCGTAGTGCTTGTGATTAACCCATTAACTGTCAAACCAGTCATTGTATTAAATAAAGTATTTATTGTACCACCAGTACTATTTGTTAACGTAATGTTGTTATTAATATTCGTTACTCCAGTGACAACAACTGTAGATGGTAAGTTTTGATATGTAGTGGCTGACATTGTAGCACTTCTAATCAGTCCATTAACTGTTAACCCAGTCATTGTATTAAATAAGGTATTTATGGTTCCACCAGTACTATTTGTTAAAGTAATGTTGTTATTACCATTAGTAATACCAGTAATAACAACTATAGGTGGTAAATTTTGATATGTAGTTGCTGATATCGTAGCACTTCTAATCAGTCCATTAACTGTTAACCCAGTCATTGTATTAAATAAGGTATTTATGGTTCCACCAGTACTATTTGTTAACGTAATGTTGTTATTACTATTAGTTACCCCAGTAACAACAACTGTAGATGGTAAATTTTGATATGTAGTTGCTGATATCGTAGCACTTGCTATTAATCCGTTAACTGTTAACCCAGTCATTGTATTAAACAAAGTATTTATTGTACCACCAGCACTATTTGTTAATGTTAAAACATTATTAGCATAGGTTAATCCAGTAACATAAGTATCAGTCATTCCAGTCAAGAAACCACTCACATTAAATGTACCACCACTATTATTTGTAAACGAAGCAATACCAGTCGATTGGTTATATGTACCACCAGTAACATTCATATCACTAGCTAAAATACTTAAATTAGCGATGAAATTAGTACCGTCATTTCTACCACCTATTAAATTATATGTGCTATTATTAAATGTTAACCCAGTCATATAGATATCATCAGAAGGTTTGAAAAACCCAGACACACTAAATGTACCACCAGTATTATTTGTGAATATAGTTGTACCGCTTGAATACGTACCACCAGTCACCCTAGTATCTATACTTATAGGTAAGTTTTGATATGTAGTAGCTGATATAGTAGCACTTCTAATCAATCCATTAACTGTCAAGCCAGTCATTGTATTAAATAAAGTGGTTATTGTACCACCAGTAACATTTGTTAAAGTAATATTATTATCACTATTTGTAATCCCAGTTATTGATGGGATAGTTTGTGGTAAATTTAAATATGTTGTTGCCGATATTGTTGTTGATGATATCGATGGGGCAATTACACCACCAGTAAATGTTGCGCCAGAAAGTGTTGCTAAACCATTTTGTTTTATGATTAACGTTTCATTACTTCCAGAATTAAAAATAGAAACATCTATATTTGTACTCCCACTTATTTTAGAATTAAGAAACCCACTAGTAGTATCTGAAGCTGATATTTTAACTTCTTTAGTATCACCAGAACCAGCAATTAAATCATTAATAGTTGCAAAAACATTAAGTGTTGAAGGTGAAGTTGAACCAGTTATCGCATTATATTCATCTTGGGAAATGTTTAAACCACCAGTCGAATTAACAACCCATTGGCCGCCACCATCCTTATTTATATATTGTACTGGTACATCTAAATCTATAAAAATAGAACCTTTACTAGAAACATGTGTCGGAACACCATTACCAGTTTGTATAAGTATTATCCCTACCGATATTGACCTAATATTATTTGCCATTACTTTTAAATTTATTTATAAATATCATTTTTATTTTATAATCTCCCAATTTGAAGACCAATTATAATTTTTTGATGTTTCACCACTTATTATTATAGATACATTACCACTATTAGCTGAATAAACAACTGAATTAGAAGTTATACCACTTGAAACCCTATCAAAATCAGAATTCTCACCAATAACAGTCACCGTTCCATTTACCTTACTTATAGCTAACGTTCTTTTCCAAAATCCAAAATCAGTATTATCTTTATATGCATTAACATATGAGACAATAAAACTATTTGAATCATCTGTAAAACCAGAAATAGTATCAATTATCAATGTTTCATTTGAAACAGTCTGAGCAGTTGTTGGAATTAAAATTCTAGACTGAATCGAAATCTCAACACCTTGACTATCATTTCTATTTAAAGTTAAAATTTTACTATTTTTATTAAATGTTCCACCAGTTACGAAATAATCAGTTAAACCAGTTACACTAAACGTTCCACCAGTACTATTTGTAAATAAAGCATCACTATTAGAATACGTCCCACCAGTTACATAAGGCATACCAGTTATCTTACTACCATCCCCAATAAATTCAAGTGACGTTATAGTTGTAGCACTAACACTAGAAGATGATAATAGACCATTCACAGTTAAAGCAGTAAATGTATTAATAAACGTATTTAAATTTAAACCATCATTTCTAAGGATAACTAATTGATTATCACTAAATGTAACACCAGTTACGTATATATCAGCAGTAAATAAATCTAGATTTAAAGTATATGCTGATAAACTATCATTTCTATCGAAATAAGCTGTTGTACCAATAATTGTTGAACCAGTAGTATAATAATCTGTTAATCCAGTTACATTTACTTGATTACCATTATCCTTAAATAATGTCAAAGTATCTGAAATATTATCAAATGTCCCCCCAGTTATATTATTATAATTAATAATATCAATTATATTTGTACCTCCACTATAATATGTTGAAGCGTTAATAGTTGATGCTGAAATTTGACTATTAGTATATAAATTACCATCAAATGTTATAACTCCAGTTTTTAAAAATATTTGTGTATCTCCACTACAAGAAATAATGTTATTTGTAAATAAAGATGTGCAAGCACTAATAATTGGTGAACCAAAAGGTTCAATTACGAATGTTTGATTTATGTTTGACCAATTACTCATTATGATGTAGTTCCAATTAATTTAAACGACCCAAGTGATAGGACGTTTTTATATACTCTAATAGTAACGATATCGTTAGCATCTATCATTATGGGTGAAACTAATATAGTTCCATCAAATACGCCAACACCGTTTATACTAATAACTATCCTAGTAATATCTAAAATACCTAATAATTGTGTTATATTCATATTATATTGAGCTGTAAATGAAAATTGTGTGTCTGATTGGGGTTTAAAGATAAAACTTAAGTTAACAATATTACCCCTAACCAACGGTTCAAACACTATATCCTCAAAAACTCTACCTTGTTCAACCTCCAATGTTATAATACTCCTATTCAACGTAGGGACCACCTCAAAATCTTCTTCATCTAGTATATACCCTAACATTTTAATATCAAACATTTGAACATAGAACCTTCTATTTTCAAAATCCTCAATATTACTTTCATCACCGATACTCTCAATATGCAGAGGAATTGGGTGTCCATTTATATTTATATAGCACTGTCTAGATTGAAAAGCTCTTTGTATTTTTCTATTAAATCGATTTAAATCCTTCATTTTATTAGTAAACAATCTAACTTCATACGTTAAATCAACGGATGTTGGTTGCGGAATTTTATATAAATCAAAACCACGCCTTGCACCATCCCATGTTGGAACTTTTACGAAAGTATATGTTCTATTACCTGGTATATTCCACAATCCAGCTTGATTTTGACCTTGCTGAATATCTGGCTTCCTAACAATAGTGATAAAAGGTAACTCAATATCTTTATATTTATCCGAAAATTGCCATGTTTTAGAAAATTCTGTCCATCTTTGTATCGTTAAGAAAATAATTGGAACAACATCACCATCTATAGTCAATTTTACCCTTTCATCATCCTTAAAGAACTCCATAAAACCTTGGTCCATATCTTCTTCTAGAATCCCTTTAGGTAAAAAGGTTCCATTATCGGTAATACCATCTTGAATCTCTAATCTTCTTTCTGGTCCAACTTTTTGATTTACTATATTTATATCACTTCTCCAACCCTTTGGTACTGCCATAATTTTTAACTATTTTTAAACTCCACGAAATTCACTAGCATCAACAGCAGCACAAGCCACACTTCTAAATGCACCTTTATATCCCATAATAGTATGTTTGTTATCATAATTCTTAACACCATCATTAGTAACACTAAAATAACGTATTTCAGTCTCAGTTACTGGATAACCAATATAATCACCATAGCTAATATTGGTCTCTAACTCAAGTAGTTGTGCCTCATATATACCAAAAGTTAGATTACCATCTTGTAAAAATCTTAACGAACCATTTGGGTTGTACGCTGCATTTTTCGCCTCCTCTAATATCGGAATAACCTTCAACTCAACTGGCGGAAAATACCTAATACCATCCTTAGACGCTTCTCCGTACACATTATCAGATTCAGACATCTCTCTATTTACACGATATAAAATTATCGTGAAATTTCCATCTCCCTCAATCGCCTCTCTACCCATTTCAACCTCTAAAAAAAAAAATCTTCTTCAGAGAAAAAGCGATTTATACGAGTTATTGGTGTAATTTTCTTATTTTTATTATCCATTTTGTTTTATTTTTTTTTATTGATTCTAGTCATAGGTGTTATCTTGTTTTACATCGTTTTATTTATAAATATTTATCTTTTGATTAATATGTAATAAAGTATTGATTTTTATTAAATTTTTTATTATATTTAGTAATAATAAAATGATATAAATAAAACTATTTTGATTAATTTAGACGATTTAAGAGGGTATTCAGCTATTACACTATTAGGAAACTACGAAGGTGTAAACCCGTACTTAGTTAAACTTAGAAATGAATATTTAAAAAATAAAAAATTGGGGTTAACTGAAAACCAATCTAAATACATTTTGGATAATCACGATAAAGAACCATTATATATCAATAGAGTTATTGGTATTACCAAATATTTAGGTGAAGAATTGAAAAAAACTAGTGATTTGTCTTTCACACCAGAAAAATTATTGGTTGAGTTCATATTAGCTGAAACAGAAAAAACTTATCACGTATACGGAAAACTTAAACAGAATCAAAAAGAATCCATGATGTACTGGTTACCAAAAACACAAGTTACTGATGACCCATATTTTGAAAATATCGATATTGATATCGATTTCTCAAAGTATAACGATGTATTAGCATTAGACGGTAAAACCCTTTATCAACATCAAAAAGATGGTATTAAATTTTTATTAACTAGAAATGGTTGCATTTTAGCTGATGATATGGGTCTAGGTAAAAGTATGCAAGCGATTATAGCAGCACTAGAAAGTGGCGCTAAAAATATATTAATTGTTTGCCCCTCATCAACAAAAATAAATTGGGAACGTGAAATAAACGTTTTTTGTGATGATACATTTATTATTGATGGTCAAAAATGGGGTAGCGCTAAATTTACTATAATAAATTTTGATATTCTTAAGAATTTTCACGGATTAGGACCAGATAAAAAACCAAAAAAAGATGAGCCACAACCAATATTAGCTAGGAACCTAGTAGAAGCTAAATATGACCTATGTATTATTGATGAAGCACACAACTTAAAGAATAGTGATAGTAAAAGAGGTAAAATAATGGTTGAGCTATGTGTTAAACATGGTATAGAGAAGACTTGGCTACTCACTGGTACACCAGTTGCAAACAGACCAATGGATTTCTTTAATCTATTATCTATTATTAAGTCTCCAGTCGCAAATAACTGGAAACACTATGCTCTTAGATATTGTGATGGTAAAAGGTTCTTTAAAACACTTAAAAATGGTGTTAAAAAGCAAATATGGATTACAAACGGTGCTAGTAATTTAGAGGAACTATCATCTAAAACAAAAAACATACTATTAAGGAGATTAAAGACTGAGGCTTTAGATATGCCAGATAAAGTTATCACAACTATGTATCATAATATGGATAATAAAGGTTGGAAGATGTATGATGATTTATGGGATGAGTACTTAATTGCAAGGAAAGCGCAAGGTAAGAAAACTGGTAATTTACAAAAAGACTTAGTTGAACTTATTTTATTAAGACAATTTATCGCAATTCAAGCAATACCTTATACAATAGAAATGGTTGAAAATGCTATAGAAATGGGACGTAAAGTAATTATATTTACTTCTTTTACTGAAGAATTAGATATTTTATCTAATCACTTTGGTAAATTAGCTGTTACTCACAACGGACTAATGACAATGAATCAAAAACAAAAATCTGTAGATTCTTTTCAAAATGATGATAAGATAAAAGTATTTATTGGTAATATAAAAAGTGCTGGTGTTGGTATTACATTAACAAAAGCTACTGTTGTGGTATTTAATTCTTTTGATTGGGTAACTGGTAACAATGAACAAGCTGAAGACAGATGTGTTTTTGGTGGACAATTAGTTATGACAAATAATGGTTATAAATTAATTGAAGATATTGAAATAAATGATTATGTTTATACACATAATGGTAATTTTAAAAAAGTAGTTGATACGCACACACATTTAGAACATAAAAAAACTAGAGTCGATATTAATGCGTTAGGTTATAATTCTCCTTTAAGTTTAACTAATGACCATAAAGTTTATGTTTACAATAACACAACAGAAAACTTCGAATGGATTGAATGTGGCTTGTTAGATATAAATAAACATAGTTTAACATTAAAATCAGATAAGCAACCTAAAAAAAGAAAAAAAACTTTAGAAGTAATTAATTATTATAATAATAATAATTTTGGATTTAAACAAAAAAATTCTAAGTTAAAGTTATTACCAGAAAATGTGGAATTAACTAATGATTTATTATATGCCTTTGGTTTTTTTATTGCTGAGGGTTGGGTTAATGATATGTCCGAAACAAAATCTAGTATAGTTAGTGTTTGTCAAAAAATAGATAATAAAAAAATGTATGATTCTGCTAAATACATTATTGATATTTTAAAAGAAAGTTTTAACCTTAATAAACATTCAGAGTATATTGATAAAAATAATATTAAAACATGTACTATACGCTCTAAAAATCTAGCGAAAAATTTTATAAATTGGTTTGGTAAAGATGTTCATAATAAACAATTACCAAGTTGGGTTGATGAGTTAAATAATGAACAATTAACATATTTATTAGAAGGGTATTATCATGGTGATGGGCAAAAAATAAAAACCACGCAAGCAGCCGTAACAGCATCAAATAAATTAGGTTCACAATTAATTAGATATAACGCTAATTTAGGTAGAGGTGTATCATTTTGTTTTAAAGATAACCTATATTATAATATTGAATATACCACTGATTTAACACTTAATATAAATAAAATTATAAAAATAGATGATTACATTATCTATCCTATAAAAAGTTTACATATAAGCAAACCAAAAAGAGGTGAAGAAAGAGTTTATGATTTATCAGTTGAAGATGACCATTCGTTTGTTGTTGGAAATTATAACGTACATAACTGTTTTCGTATAGGTCAAAAAAACGATGTAAATGTATATTATCAATTATTCAATAATACCATATCAACTAGAATGTGGGCCATGTTAAAAAACAAGAAGAAAATAATTAACACCATCATGGGTGAAAAAAAATTAAGTGATGAAGAAATAACTAACTTATTGATGGATAATTTAGATGAAATAATATAAAGAATAATATGATAAAAGTTTATGGTTTTGAAGGTTGCCCTTACTGTAATGATTTAAGAAATCTATTAAAAGAAGAAGGCATAGAATTTAATTACGTGGATATCAATCTACAAGAGAATAACGAAGATTTTGATAATATAATTAAAATATCGAATTCTGAAGAAGTCCCCATAATTTTAGTGGGAAAACAGATATTAATTCCTAACGTATCATTTAAGACAATTAAAGAAGGTGTTAAGATTATAAAGAAGTTTTTAATTTAATTATTTTTCTTTATATTTATAATAAAAGGAAATATGTCAGTAAGTGCAGATGAAAGAGAAAAGTTATATAGACAATTTAGACACTCTATGGGTGCTCCTACACGTCAAATTGAATTAACCGATGAACAATTATGTACTTTTCTAGAAATATCTATTGAAGATTATGCTCAATATGTTCAAGAATGGTTAATTGAACATCAATGGCAATCAGTATTGGGTCAAAATTTAGACTCTATTGATATGGCCTTTGCTTTAAGTGTTCGTAATTTTGATTTTATGACACAATATACCTACGCATACTCAAAGCAGGTAGGTCTACAAACTAATGGTCCTTGGGAACTTAAAAAAGATTTTGTTCGATTAGAATCTGGTAAACAAGTTTATCAATTACCAGCTGGTCGTGAGGTAAACGAGGTACTTTGGATTACACCTCCAGCAACTAGTCAAGCCTTATTAGCCAACTATGGTGGAATGGATATTGGTTTTGGTGGTGGATTCTCACAAGTAGGTGGTACTGGTGTGAGAGGTGGAAATGGTGGTCACTATATCGCACCAGCATTTGATATATTGTTAACTGCTGCTGATATGAATTTAAAAAATCGTATTATTAGAAGTGAGTTAGTTTATAAAATAACTGCTGGACCAAATGGAACTAAATTATTACATTTATTAAGTACACCAGGTTCTAAAATGTCTTTTGGTGGTGCAATAGGTGGTATTGGAAGTTCAATAAACCTTACTGGTTGTCAAGTATGGTATCATTATTATGATACAACACCAGAAAATGAAGATGACTGTAGAGCTGACAATCCAGATATTATAAAAATGCCAAATCAAGTTCCATTGTCTAAATTAGATTATGCTGATTTTAATGAACCAACAAAAACACTTGTTCGTCAATTATTTATTGCTGAAGCTAAAAAAGCGTTAGGTAGAACTAGAGGTAAGTTTGGAGGAACAGTTGGACCACCAGAAGCTGAAAGAACAATGGACTACGAGAGTCTTATATCTGAAGGTAATGAAGAGAAAAGAGCTGTACTGGAAAGATTAGACACTAGACTTCTAAGACTAAGCTCAACTTCACAGCTTGAAAGGGGAGCCAAAGAAGCTACTGATTTAAATACTGCAATGAAATACAGACCTTTAGGTTTTTGGGTTTATTAAAACAAAAAAAAGGGGCTTTAACCCCTTTTTTTTATTAATACCCCCATTCATCATCTTCATCGAATTTAATACCCTCTTCATTAGGGTCATAATCTTCTGGTATACCATAATACGTATCATCCACACCATCATCAAATTTTAACACTTCATCTTTACGAATTAAATTACCATCCACATCCGAGATAAAAACTTCTTCCTCATTATCATCATCACCTCCCTCTTCATCTTCTTTACCCTGCTTAACCTTTTCTACTTTAACTAATTTAAAAGTAGACATATTATCTTTTATTTTATCTAAACTAACAACACCAATTGGTAATATAGTTGAAATATCTACTTTTTCTACTTTAAATAAATCCATATTAATAGTCTTACCAGTCATTATCTCACGTTCAGCAACATAATCTAACCATTGTTCATAACGATTATCATTGTTATGGTTTTTAGCTAATTTATAGTATTCATCTCTATCTTTAGCTTCTTTTTTGTATTTAAATAAGTCATCATACCTACATAGTTCACCACCCCATTTCCTAGAGAATAAATAAACACCATTATCATCAGCTGCAACATCAGCAATTTTTATAATATCTATTGGTAATTTATTATTATTAACTATTTCAAGTAAATCAACTAACTCCATATGCTTTATTATATCCACCATAACCTCTTTATGAAATTCATTACCTTCAATAACTGCCAAACTCATACGTTCATGGTAATTAGCTCTAACCTCAACCCATTCATATAATTCCATATTATTTGGTTGTTTATCGACAGAATCCCAAAACCTAATCTCTTTATCCTCCATCCTCATAAGGTCTTCATAAGAATCTTGGTCAGAATCTTTATACGGTAAACCACAAGCCAATTCACATTCTTGATTGGTGAATATCGTTCTTTCTTTTAATTTCTCACTATTCTTCTTAGTTACTTTATCTTTTGTTTTAATAATATCTAACAAAACTTGACCCCTAACTTCCTCACTAAAACAAACCAATAGTGGTTTAATCTTTTTATTGAAAGCATTTAAGTAGCGAGAAACATTAAACTCTTCAGTATATAAATTATCATTTATTTCTTTAATTCTCACCTCAATTTCTTGATACGCAGAATCAGTCTTATCTAATTTTAATAAAGCTTTATTTAAAATATCCATCTCTTTCAAGTTTTCAAAATCATTCTCAACTATCTTAGGGTCAATTAATTTACAATTCAATTCAACCATCTTATCAATAACTAATTTTTTACCATGCTCTTTAAAATAATCATCTTTTTCTTTTTTAGTTGTTCTAATCTTATCCATACTTTTTAAATCACCATGAGACTTAGAAGTACCAGTATTTATATAATATAAGGTGTCACCTAAATTAACATCTAGTTCAGCTCTCATAGCTAATTCCATATGTGCTTGTTTAGGTAAAGGATTTCCAACCTTATTTAATTTTTTACTCTTATCTTTATAACCTTGAATAGAAAGTTTAACCTTAGCCTTAGATGCCATTTTAACTACTGGTATCTGATAATTATAAATCTTATCAACATACTCATAATAATAGTTAATAAATGAATGTCCATCACCATCTAGTAACATCCTAATACTCTTACCTAAAAATTCCTCAATAAATACTGACATTTTTTTAGATTTAACTGAATTACCAACTAATTTAATTTTACCATCTATATCATTAGCGTAATTCTTACGAGCAAAATTAATTGTACTTCTACAAATATCATCAATATCCAACCCCATACGACCCTCCATATAAACTTCATTAAATTCAGCTAATATTGCTTCTAAACCAATTAGCTCTTTACCAGCATCATCAATTGTTTTCCAATGAGAACCCTTAGCCATGTATTTAACATCATCAACATTATCTGGGAAAGCAAAATTGAAACCATCAGTATTGTGCGCTATAATACCATTAATACCACAAACAAAAGTCCCATCCTCAGTTGAAATATCATAAACGTAATTATTTTTATCTTTATTAGAAATTATTTCATTTTTCCAAACTTCATTTGTTTTCTTTTTTGTTTTATTAGTAAAACTTGAATTATTTCTATTACTATTTTTAAGGTTAAAAGAAATAAAATTATCCTTATCAAACCTAGTTTTTATTTTAAAATCAATATTTAACTCTTTTAATAACATGGAAATTCCAGCCATAGCTACTTGAGATTTCATACCTATATCCGAGCAATCTTCAATTGTATCACCATAACCATCTGAAGCAAATACACCCTCAATAAATGATTTTTTAATATCGTAGTTTGAATTTAAAATTATAGATGGTATTTTCTTTTCTCTATATGATGTATAAAAATTTTCACAATACTCTTTTGTGAAAATAGAATTATTAACAATTAAATTATAAACACCACTAGATTTTCTATGGTCTTTAATTGAGTTATTAATGTTAAATTCGTTTTTTAATATCCCACTTAATTTTTCTAATAAATCTAACCTAGAATTTGAAATTTTCCAATCACTTCTTTTACCCTTATTGATATGTGTTTTACCAGTTTTCTTTGAAACGTATTTTTGTGACCTAGCTGAATTATTAGCCGAACCATCACCTAAGAAAAACCCCATTAAATAAGCTTTATCTAAAGTTAACATCGTTGAAAGATTATTTAACGGTATTTCATACGTATCAATTACGTCAAATCTTTTCAAATCAGATGGTTTAACTTCCACTCCATTTTTAAATAACGAATGGTCTTCAGTAACATTTAACAACCTATCTTTGGTTGTTATTCTATGTATATTCTTATCAGTCCCATGTCTATAAACATATTTTAAATCCTTCCAACCATTACGTGTTAACACCTCAAATGGTTTTTCTTCAAAATCTCTAAGGGATTCTGAATCTAAAAATTCTGATTTCTCATTAAACAAATCACAAATAGGTAACACATCGATATATTTTTCATCTGTTTTATATCTAATATATACTGGTGTATCATACGTTACTGAGTCTCCAACCAAAGGTCTAAAACCATATTTCTCAGTAAAATGTCTAACCATAAGTCTTAGATACTGTCTACCACGACACGTTGTTTCTTCAGCTGAATTAGAATCACCCCAATTAAAAATATATGGGGCACCATACGAACCAAACCATGAATTAGCTAATATTTTAAGGGGTAATTGTTTCTTATCATAAAGATTTGCTAATGCTTTAAATTTTGAAATCTCAGCAACATGTTCATCTATAACTTCTTTAGTCATATTTTCTCTATTTTCAGATAAATAAGACTCTAACTTTTTATATTTTTTCTTTTCTATACCAGTTTTAAATTTAAACTCATCTCTCGTATCAACAATATATGTCAATGTTCCTTCCATCATTCCAGAAATATCTAAATCTGGAAAAATTAAATGTGTTAATTGAATCTTAGGGTATAATGCCGCAAAATCTAACTTAACAACATTCTTAGC